CCCCTTTGTTTTTACATTGCCATTTGCAATAAATGTTTTTTCAGTTTCATCTAGAAATTTAAAAACAGACTTCCCTTGATGAACTTGTGTATTATTATTTTCATAATATCTACCCGTATATGCCCCTATGAAACTACCAGCTTGGTCATGTAGAACAATGTCATCATTTTGGAAAGTTTCTGCAGCACATAGTTTCAATTTGGAGAATGATTTACTCGTTGAATTAAAAGAATAATCAATTTTATCAATGTATGTATCCCCCGCTGAGCTAGCACTTATAGTTGATACATTATTTGGCAATTGAATTGGTGCAACTGAACACCCTCCAAGAATTGAAACAAAACCCAATAAAATAATCTTTTTCATGAAATTACCCCTATCTCTAGAGGTAATTTAACAAGTGGTTAATTAACTATCAATCTTAAATATATTAAGAAGAACAATTTACGCAACCACCTACAATAGAGTAGATTTCTTCCGAACCGTTAAAGTTCTAGCTTCAAATAAAAAAAGAAACCTTTCAAAGCTTCTTTTTTAAACCTACCACCCTTGTCGTTTAGACATTCTAAATCTTTTTTCAATCTTAGCATCTACCATTTCCTCATTCTGTTTCTGATACTCTTTTAAGATAACTGTTAACTCCTTACCATCCCATCCAGATGTAGCTTCCACTTTTTCTGATGTTTTATTGATAATGGTAACAGTAGGTTGAGACTTCTCAGTTCTTCCAGAATTAATCGCATCAAATTGTCTATGCTCTCTAACTGTTGCAATTGCATCCGTTTGATTGTTTGATACATAGCCACCGTTAGCATAACCACTTGGTTTACTTTGACGCATGCTTTCAACAACGCTAACACCACCCCAGCGTTTGATATCTTCTTGTGACCATACGACTTCGCCTTTATGCACAATCCCTGCTGGAGTGTGTTTAAGTCCATTACCGGTATAACCGCCATCAGAGAAGCCAGCAATTGTTTGGGCTGCAATTAAGCCGACATTAGCCATACCAAGCCCAAGAGCAATAGGAGCCATAGTCATATTTAATGGATAAGGCGCATTAGCTAATACATTACTGTAGGCTTGATATGCTTGAATCGTTGCAGTCCCCATTGCCATGGCTTGCTGTACCAAAAACATTGCCTTATAAGCAGCGGATTGTTCACCAGCAGACTCTTTTACCATTGCTGTCATATTTCCCCATACACTTGACGCTTGGGATAATAGTTGCCCATAAATTTCTATTTCTGTCTGCCGAGATGACTTCTGAAGCTCTTGTTCCATCAAAGTGTATTTTTCATTAATAGCAAACTTTTGCTGACGGAAAAGTTCTTCAGCCTCTAATAAAGCTTGGAATCGCTTTTCTTCATCAACAATTGTTTTATCTTCTGAGATCGCTTTAACATTTGACGAATATGCATCATTAGCATTTTGCATTTCATCACTATATTGATTCTGTAGATTCCATGAATCATATTGCGAAGAAGTTAGGTTCTTTTTAGCTAGTAAATTAATAACATCTGATTGTGGTATTGAGGCTTGCTCATACATTGTTTTTCGATACTCCTCCAATTTTTGCTTTTGGAGTTTTCTGTACTCAGAAATTTCATAATCAAACATTGTATTAACAGCTTTGATTCGAATTTCTTTTTCAGTTTCAGAGTAATCAGTTGATGCTTTGATTTGCAGTAATTTAATCTGCTTTTGTTTTTCCAGCTTTTGAACTTCATTTAAACGGAACTCGTTTAATTCAAATTCAAGCTGTGCAGTGTTTAACTCCTTTTGAGCATTGAAACGTGCTGTCTCTTTATCAGTGAGCTGCTTTAACTCTGCATCTTTAAAATGCAATTTTAACTCACCAATTCTTTTTAAATATTCTTTCTCAGCAAGCGTATCTTTATCTCGATACTGATCACGTAACTTTTCGGTCTCCTCTTGAGTTTTCAGAAATTGATTAAGGTATGAATCGAAATCTTTTTCAGAGACTCCCTTCATATCAAAACCATTATATCCAGCAACATATCCTTTTACGTTTTTAACGTACTGCCTATTAACTGGACCAATATTGGTACCTTTTTCTACGTTACCTTCTCCAGCATGATAGGCAGAAATTGCTTGATCCCAATTACCGAACTTTTTAAACAAAAAGTTTAGATATTTCGCAGCTGCTTCTGCAGCTTTACCAGTATCAAAAACTTCTTTACCAACCAACCCCCAGCGCTTGGCAGTATCATCCAGCATCTGGAAACCACCTTTGGCTTTCCCGTATTTAGTATGCGGACCAATAGCGTTTGCATCACCTTTGCTTTCTTGCATGTTGATTGCTGATAGTAAGCCTGGCAATAACTCATATTTAGACTCTAGATCTGAAAATCCGAATTTTGAAGCATTGGCTAGGACTTTCGCATTTACACTTAGTACTTTTTGCTGATTTTTTAGCTCCTTGTTTTGCTCACGTATAGAATCAGTTCTAGCATCGGTCATAGCTTTGATTGATTCTTCAGATTTCCAAGTATCCGTTAATGATTTTAGAGCCTCTCGGTCTGCTGACTTAAGACCCTTAGCTAAAGAATCTTTATAAAGCTTCAGTAAATCATTAGCTTGAGACTCAGAAAAACCTTTTTTCATAACTATCTCGACAAATTGAGAATCCCACAATTTATCTTGATACATTTTCTGTAAGGACTTTTGTGCCTCATCTGCTGCTTGCTTGGTGTTTTGTATTGCATCAGCATGTTTTTGCTGTTCAATAGCAGCATTCTGGGCTTTATTTCCAGCTACGAATACTTCAATACCAAATAGCTTAATAGCTGTTTTTGTCTTATCAGCTTTGTCATATGCATCCTTGTATTTTTCAATTTGTTCCTCAAGCGCTTGTCTTAAACTAGGCGGTAATTTCACTTTTGCTAGTTGTTGCAAAGCTTCTTGATAACTAATGGTTCCTAAGCGAGCTTCATTTGAAATCCGAGCTACTTCAGCATTTCCTTGTGCATAATTCTGGATATCAATTAACGCAGCACCTACTCGATATTCCATTTTTGTAAGCTCATCATTTTGAGCCTTGAATGCAGTAGTTAAGTCATTAATTGCATCTGTTTTGGCTTGACCTTTTAAATTTTTTAATTCCGTTGCAGATCGATTAGCAACCTTAGCTTGCTCCTCAAGCTTCTTATTAGCTTCCTCTGCCTTGTCCTTAAAATAAGTGTATGTGGCAGCAAGTGCTGAAACTCCCAAAGCGAGTGCACCAATAGGTCCACCTACCAGCCCTAAAGCTCCTTTTCCAAGTCGCCCTAATGTTGTTAATGCTGTCACTTTTGTAGCATTGGCCTTAGTTTGTGCAGCTGCTAATGCTGTTTCTGCAGCAGCTAATTCTCGCGTTACCTGAGCCTCAATTTTCTTTAATTCGGCCATACGCG